TGCCAGTTTTATAGTCCATACGCTCGTTGTCAATGCTTAAAATCTCTTGTTTAAGTATTAAACCTAACTCATTCATTAAAGGCTTTACGAATCCTAAAAGTTTGTCGCCCGTAACATATCTGTAATTGTTACTTGCTTTGTCTTTTGCCAATCCGTTTACGCTTTTTTGAATTGTTAGCAACTTTTTGTAAATGCTTTTTTCCATAATTTTTGTTTTTTAGTTTCTCAAAGATAACTATTTATAATTAATTAAACAATATTTATTTTAATTATTTTCTAATTCTATGGCTCTATTTATGCTTTCAATCGCTTCCGTATAATCTTGTACTTTGCTTTTAACGCCTCTTTCGCCACCTTTTAAAAGTTTCTTTATTGCGTGTTGAATTGCAGGATTTTGTACGTTAAAAGCGTTTAAAACATCGTACACGTCAATTGTTATTTCTTTGCAATTAACTTCGTATTTATTTTTTTTAGTTAACTCTGGTTCGTATTCTTTGTGATACCAATCATTCCAAAACTCATGTCCTTCTTTTGATTCAATCCAATGAAAAGACCTAGAAAGACAGTCGTTTATAATCTCTCTTTTTTGATACTCAATTTTTTCTAAAGCTAATTCTTTAATCTCTTGTGGTAATTCAGATATTTTCATAATTTTAATTTTTATGCAAACCAATAAGGTATTGCGATTTTTATATTTTTTGTTTTGTTAACGTTGTAAAAGTTAAAGCCAGATTTTGAATTTTTAAAGTTTGTTTTAACCCAGTTTGATGGCGGCGAAAATGCTGGGTAGTTGTAATAACTAAAGTCGTTGCTAGTTGTGTCGTCGTAAATTGCTTGGTGGCTATCGCCTTTGCTAAATTCAATAAAATTACCGTTATACAATTTATATTGCTTGCAAAATTGGTCTATTTTTTCCGCTTGTATAGCATCTAATTTAGGCTTAAACCCAAATTTTTGCTCTCCTATGTCTTTACCGTGCGAAATTACAAAAGTATGGTTAAACATAGTGTAATGATCTATGAACTTTTTAATAGTATTTACTTTTATCCTTCCAGAATACCTTGCGGTTACTATTTTTTCAAACGAACTACTTACAAAATAGCTAAACAATCCGCTATGGTTGTCATTAGTAATGTTATTGCAAATTATTTCGTCATAATGTAAGGCTAAAGTATCTAACAAAGTAAGTTTAAATTCTAACGCTAATTCAAACGCTTCTTTATCATTCATATTTTGCGGCAAGTCATGACCTTTACGCGTTGTTTGACCGTTCAAGCCATCTAAGAAGTCGCCCAAGTCATCTATAACTAAAATGTTTGATTTTTGAAATTCTAAAACGTGGGAAATCATTAAATTTAAACGCCTCAGTACTTCTACTTTGTCCCAAACACCGCTGTATAAACTATCTCCATCTTTACCGTTTACATCCATAGCTATATGTACATCAGTATAAACCAGCCTATCAAAATAATCTAAGTTATTTATTTTATTTGGTTTTATATCTAAAAATATTGGCTTTATAAATTTACCTATTATAGATTCTAAATTGTCGTTTATATTTATAACAGCTTCTTCTTCCTCAGTAAAGAATGCGATATTATAAACCATATGAGATGCGTTATGACTTACAAGTTTAGAGCTTTTAACCTTTGATTTTTCAAGTCCGTAAAAATCGCAGTACTCATCAATAGTATAAAATCTGTTTTTGTCTATACTCCAAGCACTAGGCAAACTAACTTCATTTTGCTTGTATTGGATTGTTTCGGTTTTGGTTTCAATTTCAAAGTCTGAATCGATATTTTTATTTATTATTTGCGCTATTACACGTCTTAAACTATCGCAAAATTTTAAACCATTTAACTCGCAGTACTTTTTTGCGGTTTTTGTTTTGTTACCATTTTTTTGATAAATTGCTAGTATTTCTGTTATGTTATATTTCATTTTTCAGAGAATTAAATTCTTCAAAAGTTACAACTTCTTTTTTTTCGTCTTTTGTCATTCTAATGTAATAATCGTTATCTGAACGAAATTTAGTAAAGAAACAACTTTCGCCCTCTTTGCGTTCAAGTGCAGCGTTGTGCTTCCATATATGCAAGCCTTTGCAAAGTTTGTAAATTTTCTCTACCGTAAAATTAGTAACGTCAACTTGTGTGTTCTGGATTGTTTTTTGAATTGTTCTCATATTAATTGGTTTTTAATGTATTTATTAATTATTTAATTTTTAATTCTAAATAAACTGCCGCTTTTCAAATCTGTTACTATTTCCGATAATATTTCTTTTGCGTCTGAAAGTTCGCGGTGTAGTTCTTTAATTCTTTGTTCTAAAGCTAAAATTCTTTGCGCTTGGTACTCAATTACATTTTCCATTTTACTTGTTTTTATTGGTTAAAATTTCTATTATTATTTCTTTTAATTTTGGAGAAACATCTTTAATATTTCTAAAACTATCTTTATTGATAAATTTTAAAATTTGCTTATCTGTTATCATTATGCTAATTTTTTATTGATTAGGTTTTTTATGTTTGTTCTTTCAATTGAATTTTCGTTAGGCATAGAAATAATAAACAAACTATGTAAATCTACTCTAAAATTATCTATTTTTGAATTTTCTTTACCGGCTACAAAATTAAACTCAATTAGGTTTTCTCCTATCCAAAGTTCTTGACTGTATTTAACAATCGATTCTCTAAATTCTAAATCTCTAAATTCGTGGTTATAATCATTTTGTACTTTTTCTTTTAAAAGGTCGCAGATGTTTTTAATTGCTTTCATAATTTTATTTTTATTGGTTATTTCTTTAGCAAATATAAGGTGGTTATTTAATTAAACAATACTTTAATTGTTATTTAACATTTATTTAACAAACGCAAAAAAACCCGCTAAACTAATAACGGGTTTCTCAGTTGCTAACCAAAACAAAAAAAATTATGAAAAAACAAATATAAAAAAATAAACTATTAAAAACTAAAAAATCTACTATAATATTTTCTTACTAAAAACGCTAAAATTATAATTACAAATATAAGTAAAAAATATTTAAAATAACTTTCTTTTCTGTCTACTTTTTTTTCTTGAATAACCTCTTTAGTTTTATTAATTTCTTGTTTGTTAGAAACAGCTATTTTAACCTCTTTAATTTTGCTTGTATCTACTAATATAACTTTTGCTTTTTTCTTTGTTAAACGCGTGTTTTTGTAAGTTAAACCATCAACCACTATTTCTTTTTCGTTGTCGATTGGTTCGTAAATTACAATATCGTTTTCCTCGGTCTTAATTACGTTTTTATTTATAACTAAAACCGCACTATCTTTTTTGGTTTCTTTAACCTCTATAACAGTTTCTTTGTTTGCTTTTTTGACTTCTACTTTTCTAGAGCCGCAAGAAATTATAAGCAACGATAAAATAATTATTAAATTTTTCATTTTGTGAAGTAATTTGCTGATTCTTTTATACGTCGGTTTGTCAATCCTTTAATTTCTGTCAAAACGTTGTTTACGCGTGCCTTATTCCAACGCAAAAACTGCTTAGCTATGTTTGCGTCGTTTGGGTTGTTTATTACTAATTTTAATAAAGTAGATGCTTTAAAATTACCTCCACCAATATTATAAACTAAAGATACCAAACTATTAAATTGATTTTGCGTTAAATCTCTTTTTACATATTTGTTTACAATATCTTCAAAATCTTTAACAATTAATTTTAATAGTAAAACCGCTCTTTCTTCACTTATTGCTGGATTACTCATTGATACTTTTGTTTTATCTTCATAGTAGGTATTACCATAACCAATAGTAGGCACTCCAGCACTGCATAAATAAGGCTTTAACCTCAAACCCTCAAAACTTGCAATTAAATCTAATCCTTTTCTATCTAATCTCATCTTCTTGTTTTTTATTTATAATTTTGTCAACTACCGTTATACTTAAACTTCCTAAAGATAAAACTAAAACCGCGTTTACTAAAGTATCAGTTTGGTAAATTAACATAGAAATTATCAAACTTATAGAGCCTAAAACGCCTACTAGTCGTTTGCTACTTTCTGGAGTATCGCTTTTTAATATGTTCGTTAAAAATTTTATCATTATTTATTTTTTAGTTTTTCACAAATTGAAAGTAACTGCTTGTATTTTACATCTAAATCTTTAAACTTTTTTTCCCAAGTTTGTGCAGATTCCATAAGTATAGCGTTACGCAATTCTAAGCCATTAAGCCTAATTAGCAAACTATCATATTGTTCTTTGTAATGTTTAAGAAAAACGTCGTAAGTACTTTGCATTGCGTCCACCGCATTAGCATTAGCTGTCTTATCGCTAATTCTTGAAGTCTTACGACCTGTAAAAAACATAACCAAAGCACCTACAACCGCACTAAATTCTCTCCAATATTCTAGCATTCCATTTTATTTGTTAAAAGTGTATATTATTCCTAAACCGTTCGACAACTTCCAATTGTTACCGCCATAATTATAATTTAAATCTGTTCTCCAACTTACGTTAGTTGTTAAAAGTATTCCGAAGTTATCATTTAGATAATAAACGGTGTGTAAATTTGCTCCTACCGTCCAATGATTTAACTTAAATCTTTCAATCCATCCCGCTTCGATAGTTGGCGTAAATTGTAACCTACCTTTGCCTATTCTTTGCCCTATTTCAAAAGCGTATTTTCTAAAATCTAAACTATTGAAATTCTCGTAAAGTATTCCAATAGTTAAATTTTCATTTGAAATTACTCCCGCTCTAAAAGTTACATCTAACTCGGGTTTGTTGTTTGTTGCGTTACTGCCTAAAGTTGCGTTTCTTACGTCGGTTGTTATACTTACATATTGCTCCATTCCGTAATGGTCATTTTGAGCGTAAGAAATTAAAGAAAATAACGATAATGCGATTAATTTTTTCATAATAAATATTTTAAGTTTTACCAAAGATAAATAATTAAAACAATACTAAATTAAAAATTAACATTTATTTTTTCAACTCTGTAATTTCTGCTTTTAAAGTTTGGATTTCTAAAAGCAAAGTTTCGCGCTCTAAGACGCAATCTAATTGCAATTGTGTTAGTATATCGGTTAAAGGAAAACCCTCGCTTAAACCTACCGCAACGCTTTCTACATTAGTTTCTGATTGGCTAAGTATAACGCCATCTTTTAATACCGTATCTAACCACCCTACGTGTGCGCCTTGAATTAACCCCTCTTTATTCCATCTTACCAAAAATTCGTTTGGTGTTCTTTCTTCTGTAAATACTGCCATTTTATTTTTATTTATTAATTATTATGAACTTGTTACTGTTTCGTATGCTGTTGCGCCACCAATTCGCATTTTATTTAAAGTCGTGTTGAAAAAAGATGCGCCTTTAACATAGGCAGGTTCGGTTGCTGTTGTAAATTGACCTAGTTTTAGTAAGTTGGATAGTTTAATACTGCCTAATACTTCAAGCGAATCTGTTGGGTCTACTACGTTTATACCTATTCTTCCGTTGTTAGGTACTATTTTAGGGTCGGGAGAAAAGCTATTAAATCCTCTACCAAATAGTACACCACCAATATTCATGGAATTTGTATATCCGTTTGGTAAAGAGATGTAGTTACCTATTATAATGTTTCCACCACCTATGTTATTACCTGTGAATGACTTACCAGCATTTACACCAAAAAGGTTTGAACTGTCTGCATTTGTTGCACCGTTCCCAGCACCATTTCCAAAGAAATTAGAGAATGATGCATTTGTTGCACCGTTCCCAGCACTTGTACCAAAGAAATTAGAATTGTTTGCACCCGTTGCTCCGTTACCAGAAGCAATTCCAAAGAAATTAGAACTTCTTGCCTGAACTGCATTTTGCCCAGCAAGAGTTCCGAAGAAATTAGAAGCGTCCGCATCTGTTGCACCGTCCCCAGAAGCAGTTCCAAAGAAATTAGAGTTTGATGCATTTATTGCCCCGTTCCCAGCAAAAGTTCCAAAAAAGTTGGAACTGCTGTTGCTAAAATTGCTTTTAGAACCCGCAAAAAAAGTTGTTCCTAGTAACTTTACATTTTGGTTATTATTGAAAAAATCTAAAGTTGTTAAATCTTGTGCGTTAACTGGTGTTAAACCAGTAGCTAATCTTAAGACTTTTGCACTTAAAACATTTGTTGCATCCTCACTAATCGCACTATCTACAAAGCCACTCGCTCCCTTTTTCGGTAAAACGTTTAGTGTTGGGTTTAGTTTTGCGTCTACGTAGGATTTAGGAGTTAAATCTTGTGTATCAACGGGTGTTAAACCAGCGGCTAATCTTAATCTTACGCTAGATTCCCAACGGTTGTTTACACCTCCCCCTAATAAAGCCCTTAGCGCGGCAAGACCACCTCCATCTCCAAAAATTGTAGGGCATTGAAAAGAGCCAGACCTTACAAGGGATACATCTAAAAGGCCTAATGTTGCTGAATAATTAATACCTACATTTGGTATTAAAAATAATTTAGGTATTATATTAGCATACCAAGTATTAACTGCTATTTTCGTAAGTAATAATGTACTTTGGTTTAATGCTGTTAATCCATTAGGAGCAATAATAATTACTCCTGCCGTCGCAATAACATTTAAGTTAACAGCACCCGTAATAAAAGCCTCTATTTTTGTACCTATTTCAAAACCTACATTTGCATTTAAAGGAATTGTTAAATTTGTATTGCCTCCTGAAAAAACAATAAAAGTATTCGCGTCTAAAATAGATAGCTCTCTGTTTGTTGTTGCGTCGTTAGTTATTACTAAACTTGCGTTTGTTGCTATTTGTGCGTCTACGTAGGATTCTAAAGCAATTGTGCCGCTTTGGTTTGGTAGTATGTATTTTCTAGTTGCTGTTAAAAGTAATGTGGATAACCTTGCGAAAATTGCAGATGTTTTACCAAAAACCGTTTGACCGTTTTCGTCTGCTTGTGTATTGCTACCAAAGAGGTTAATGTTGTCAAAAGCGTTTCCTAAGCCCGCACTTTGACCTAAAGCATTTACATTATTTCCTGTGTTTTCGTATGCCGAACCACTACCTAATGCGTTTAAAAAACTTCCTGTATTATCGTATGCCGAACTACCACCTAATGCGTTTATGTCATTTCCTGTGTTTCTTAAAGCAGAACCATTACCTAAAGCATTTATATAAAATCCTGTGTTTTCTAAAGCTGAAGCATAACCTAATGCATTTACATCAAATCCTGTGTTACCATTTCCAGCATCAGTACCTTGAAAATTTTTTCCGTCAATTAAATCGTTATTATTGTCTAAAACGTTTTGAAGTGTAGGTATTGTGTTTGCTGTTTCAATATTACCACCATTTAATAAGTTTTGACCGTTAATGCTAGCTATGTTTACCGTATTTACTAAAGTATTTTGCTTTTCAGCC